GTTTTTGGCCGCCTGCTCGGGGGCGGGGGGCGACATGTCCCCGGTGGCGGGGAAGGCCAGGTAATCCTCGGCCATGGCCCGCTGTCCCGAACCGGCCTCGGCTGTCGAGGCGCTTGGCGCGCCGGAGGAGATCTCCTGCCATTCGGCCAGGGTCAGTTCCTTTTCCTCGCCGTTTTCGGTCAAAACGGACACGGTTTCCCGGAACAAATTGGTGCGCAGGATTTTGACCGCGCCCAGGCTGGTGTCCAGGCGTTTGCCGATTTTGGGGCATTTGCGCTGGAAGGCGTCGTAGTTTCCCTGCTCGAAGTTGAGGCAGCACAGAAGCCGTCCGCACATGCCGGAGATCTTGGTGGGGTTTAAAAACAGGTTTTGTTCCTTGGCCATCTTGATGGTCACGGGGGCGAATTTGCGCATGAAGCGGCGGCAGCAGCAGATCTGGCCGCAGTTGCCGATGGCCCCGAGCATCTGGGTTTCGTGGCGCACGCCGATCTGGCGCAGCTCGATCCGGGTGTGGTAGTTTTTGACCAGATCCTTGACCAGTTCGCGAAAGTCGATGCGGCCCGGCGCGGTGAAATAGAAAACGATCTTGCCCCGATCATGGAAGACCTCGACATCCACGAGCTTCATGTCCAGTTCGCGGTGTCGGATGCACTCCCGGCAGTAGCGATGGGCCTCGCGGGCCAGGGCCTCGTTTTCCCGGGCGGCCTCCAGGTCTTCCTCGTTGGCCAGCCGGTAGATGGGTTTGATGTCCTCGGGGGGGAGCTCCTGCGGAGGGGCTCCGGGGATGTCCGCCACCTGGGCCATGCCCAGGCCCTGGTCGGTTTTGACCAGGACATGATCGCCCGGCTTGACCACGTAGGGTCCGGAGGAGAAATAGTATATCTGCCCGTAATCACGGAATTTCAGGCCCAAAATCTGGCTCATGGGAGTATCCATTGGCCCCGCGTCGGCGGGGATTGGCGACGTTATGCGCATAAAAAAGTGAAAATAGACCAGATCGCGCCGTGAAGCAAACGGGCAATCCGGCCTGTCCCGGGCAATTGGCGATTTCAGCGGGGGAAGGGTGGCCCTCTTGGCGGCTGGCGGGGCGCGGGATGCGGGCGGAGTGCAAAAAAATCACGGGAGATTCTTGACAACCATGTGGCGTGGAGGTAAATCGCCCTCTCGCGCTTACGCGGGGGCCATTAGCTCAATTGGTAGAGCAGCGGACTCTTAATCCGTTGGTTCAAGGTTCGAGTCCTTGATGGCCCACCAGAAATTTCAAGGGGTTACAGTGAAAACCGTAGCCCCTTGTGCTATTGGGGCGTTTTTTCTCCCCATCCTCTCCCCACTTTGAAGATGACAAGCCATGGAACCTGGTTGTAAGTGCGCAAGCAAAATGAGAAATCGTTGCAGGCGAAATGAGAAATGGCGAGGGCGGATCGGGGAGATGAAAACACCCCCTTGCTCCGCCCTCGCCAGCCCTATTGCGCGACGTGTTCCGAGTCGGCTTTGATTCGGGTCAGAACCCACCGCAGGACAGGAGGCGTGATGCCGTTTCCGAGCACACGCAATCGGTCCATCCAGGAGGAACCCCCATCATCCACTCGACAAACGACGGGGCCGCGATAAGCCGCAACGGCGGCCTGGGCTCTCGGTCCTTCAAGCCGTAGACCATTCCAATCAACCGGGCCGTCAGGTTGCCCGTGGAGCGCCAGGTCTCCTCCCGGCGCAAGTATTGGCGCACGGGCTCTCCCTCGATGGCCGCCGGGGTAGGCAACAAGGAGAACCCGCTCACGCAGATGCGGGGCGCCAAAGGCCGCCGCAGGGAACACGTCCCATTCCGCATCATACCCGATCTCGGCCAAGTCCCCGAGCACCCGGTCGATTCCCCGCCCGAGCAGGGCCTTGACGTTTTCCACGACTGCGTAGGCCGGTCGTAGCTCGCGAATGACCCTGGCGTATTCGGACCAGAGTCCGGATCGGCTGCCTGTGATCCCCGCGCCAGACCCGGCGCATGAGATGTCCTGGCAGGGGAAGCCGCCAATGACGATATCGACCTTTTGGGCGTTTTCGGCATTGACGTCCCTCACATCCTGGAAGACCGGGATACCCGGCCAGCGTTTTTCAAGGATCGCCCGCGCATACGGGGCGCACTCGCAAAACCAGGCATGGGCAAACCCGGCCTGGTTGACCGCCACATCGCCGATTCCGGCACCGCTAAACAGACTCCCGACATGCAATCTTCTCTCCTGACGGGGCCTCGATGGGCTCTGGTCCGGGGCTCACGGCCCTCAGGAGATGCACCGTCCCGCAACGCGGGCACTTGATGGCGAGCTCGAACGCCTCGCCCTTGGCCAACAGCTTGTTACAAATACCGCAACGAATTTCCCTCATTTCAGTCCTTTACAGCTTGGGCCGGGGCCTGCTAGCTCATCTCCATCCCTGGCGCCAGGGGAGGGGCAGCGGCTTCGGCCGGGGACCGGTGTGTCAGCACCGGGCCAGTGGGGCGGCGCAACCCGCCCCGCCTGCTCCACTTACTGGACCGTTTGACCAACTCCTTGCGCGGCCCGTATCCGGTCGCCAGCCACGCGGTAATACTCAGGCGACAATTCGACTCCGACAAAGCGACGGCCGGTCTTGATGCAGGCCAGGGCCGTGGTCCCGCCGCCCAGGAAGGGATCGAGAACGGTCCCCTTTTCGGGCGTCACGGCCAGCAGTTCGACCAGGAGGTCGATAGGCTTTCCGGCCAGATGCACCTTGTCCCCGGGGACCACCCGGAAGCTGAAAACCCCCGGGAGGCAGCGCGTCGTGAACGCCTTAGCCGGGGCCTTGGCGGCGCAGATCACGAACTCAGCGTCACGCCGGAAGGCGCCGCGCATGGGCCGCGCGGTCGGCTTGTGCCAGACCACGATCCCGCGCCAGACGAATCCGGCGGCCTGGATCGCATCGGTCATGGCCGGAATCTGCCGCCAATCCGAAAAGACCAGGACCGGCGCGCTGGGCCTGGCCACCCGCCAGCATTCCGAAAGCCACAGACTCGACCACATGATGAAGGACCGTTGGTCCTTGAGGTCTCCCAGCATGGCCGGGTACACCTTCATCGTGCCGGTCTTTTGGTATTTCCGGGCCGGATCGATCTGGCGTGCGCCGACGTGCAACCCCCCGCTGGAATACGGGGGGTCGGTCACCACGGCGTCAACGGATTCGCCCGGCAGTTCCCGCAGGACCGCCAGGGCATCGCCATTCCACACTATGCCATTGTCAAAGAGCGCCTTTTGCATGACGAGACCCTCTTTCAAGGGGCTCATGGGCTCTCGGGTTGGGGCTCGCGGCCCTCAGGGGGCGACGGTATATGTTTAGGCCTGGACGAGGTCCGGCCAGACGACTTCGGCAACAGCCACGGCAATGGCCACCACATCCCCGGCCGCGCCCACCTGGAGCTTGGCCCGGCGACGCACCGCCTTGATGGACGCGCCATAGGCCAGCCAGGCAGCCCGGTCGGCCAAGACCGCCACGGCCACGTCGCGCAGACTTACCTCGCCAATCGTGGCCATGAGGGCTTCCTGCTCGGCCGCCAAAAATGGATAGGCCGCCGCAGGCAGCGGGTCCGGAGCGGCCACGGCCCGGGCCGCCTCCTCGGCGGTATGCTGGTATTCCAGGGATTGGCCCGCTCCCGGGGTCAGGACCAACAGCCTGCGGCGCTCGGCCTCGGCGTCTATTTGCGCGAGGGCATCCGCCTTTACAGCCTCCACGTCCATGTCCGGCTCTCCGGCCAGCATCGGCACGCCGTCGGGACGCCTGCCTGAAACGACAGTACCCCGGCCAAAGGCCGTGCGACTCACGGAGACGGCCAGGGCGACGTCCTTGCAACGCAGGCAGGCATACACGGCCGGGTCCGACACCGACACCTGACCGAAATAGAACAGATCGTGCCGATCCGAAGCAGGTACGAAGTCTTCATCCTGCACCAGCCCCAGGCCGCCCAGATCGGCCAGCAAGGAGTCCCGACCCGGCGCTTGCAAATACAACAAAACGATCATGCTTCCTCCCGGTAACAACTGAAATCCCAGCTCTGATGGTCCGCCCAGCACAGCCTCACGCCCTCGACCCCCAGGTGATACGTGGGCAGAGGGCGAAAATAACGGCAGGAGGCACAGGGGGATTGAGCCTGACGGACTTGTGACGGCATCCGACATCCAGACTTTTGTGGCGGCGGCCGTCGTACCCCTTGCGGAGAGGACGGCGTAGCCTCGTCTTCTGGGATCGAGATGCTGAAAATGTTCTCGTCTTCAAAAACGGCCTCTTCATGCTGTGTCCCCTCGGTTTCGTCGTCTGGCAACGGCGGATCGAAATCCCGCCATTGCGTGCAACGGATGCATCCCGGATGGCGGACAGGCACACCCTTCAATGACGCCGAAAGCGGCCTGGTCCGATTGGAGCGGCATTGTTCTACGGATATCCTTGCGTTTAGCGCCGTACATTCAAAATACACCGTTTCCATGACAATGTGGGGCTCGACCTGTTTTCAAAGTTCACACGGTTCGATACTGAGCGACGCGGATCAAAACACTACCTAACTGTGCCGTTGCGATACGGAGCCATGCGGAACCGAACCGAGCTATTGCCTTGCATCACAGCAGGTCGAACGTGAAACGTCCGTATCCTGCTCCCCGAAATTGGCCGAGCCCCACAAATTGCCCATACTCCATAAGTTGCGCCAGGACTTCCCAGGTGATTTCAAGGTTCGGGAGCAGCCCAATCTGTATCTCGAACGAAATCGGCGGATTGAGGACTTCCGAACTGGCCAGGCAGGTTCTGGGCCCCATCCTGCTCATGGTTTGCAACGGTCGCTCGTAGATGCCATCCGGAGCGCGGCCCAGGCGGATGATCCGGGGGTCGACAAACACAAACCGTTGCAGTTTGTTGCGCAGAGCCGGGATACCGGTCTTCTTCCTGGTCCGCCCACCCACGCTGACAGGGACTTCGACGACGTCTTTGAGGATATTTGCGGCGGATTTGAGAAACCCCACGAATTGGTAGTCCATCAGGCAGCAACCGCCCTGGTCGTCACGCAGGAAGACGGTCGTTTTCGGAGTTTCCTCCGCCGGAAGCAAGGCCGTTTCATCCGCGCCTTCGGCCTCGGGCTCCGGGGCCTTGCTGGCGACATACTCCTGGTAGATCAGTTTCGACGACGGCAGCGAGCCCAGGAGCGGTTCGGTCAGGCTGATGCGATATCTTCTGTATTGCACGCGGTCACTGAGCGCCATGTCATCCACCGTTATTTGAAATGCTGGTAAACCTTGAATTTGAACGTCGCGCCCCGACCCGTCCATCCGGGCACGAGCACCCTGGCCTGCACCTTATACGTTCCCGGCTGATCCAGGTCTCCGGCGTGCGTGACGTAGCGTAAAAACCGCTTGACCCCGTCAATTGCAATGATCGTCGCAGGCCAGGAAACTTCAGTCCCGTCGGGCTTGCGAACGAGCAACGCGGCCTCTGTCACGCCCTCCAGGGTAGACACGCAGTCCACGGTGATCCCCGTGCCTACGTCATCCACATAAATCTTGTCGGTGCTCACTGCGTCACCTCCGTAAACTCCATCAACTCCACGGCCGACGTCCCCGTGATCTCCCGGGTGACGGTGCTGGCAAAACCGCACTCCCGGGTCAGCGGCGAGGCGGCCCATACCGAGCCCTGCCCGTCCCGGCCGGTGATCCACTCCCGGCGGACCACGCCCGCGAAACAGGCGGGGGCGACGGCGACGAGGACCAGCCCGTCCGCCTGGATCGTCACGCCCGCCAAACGCACCGTCGCCGCCGGAGCCAGAAGCATGCCCACGGCTGCCCCGGCCAGGATGGAGACACCCCTAGCGATCCTGGCCGCCGGGGCCAGGGCATGGGCGAGGGCCGCCCCGACCTGGACCGTCGCCCCGATCCGGACCACACCCGGCGGGGCAGCGGTCACGACGGCTGCCGATCCCACCTGGATCGTCGCGCCGCCCTTGACCCAGGCCGTCGGGGCCAGGACCGTGCCTGCAACAGGCCCGGCGGCGACGGTCACGCCCTGGCCAAGCGGCAGCCAGGCGGACGGGCGGTCAACCCAGGCAGACGGGCAGTCGGACCACATAAACATGGGACGCCTACGCCAGCCCCATCGCGCCGGTCGCGTCAAAGACGATTTCGAACGGACCACCATCCGAGGTCTTGAGTTCGGTGAAATCGAAGAGCCGCAGCAAAGGGCCGTCGCCGCCCTCGGTGGCGTCGTAAACCACGGCGTAGCGCGCGGAAATCGAGGAGTCGGGCCACAGCGGCGCGTCCGCCGCCAGGATGGCCCCCGCGCCGACGGCCTGCGCCGCGAGGTTTTGCAGGGCTTGGCCGCCTGCGGCGTACCCCTCGCCGACGATCTCGTGGGCCGCCACGTCGGCCAGGACGGCATGGGCCGCGTCGGGCTCGTATCCTGCGCCGAGCAGCATGATTTTCAGGGGCTGGCCCGCCAGATGCGCCAACATGCGCCGCTTGCCGTCGGTATAGATCAGGTCCGCCATAGCATCCTCCTTAGAGCCACCAGACACCGTCATACTGCCGCTGCACATCGGTATAGGGCAGGGAACTGGTGGGTTTGACCGAAGTATAGTTGATGTCCAGGGCGTAATTCCCGTTGGTGGTCTGCACCTCCACCCAGGCGTGCCCTTCTCCGTTGCCTGCCTTGCCGACAACCAGTTTGATGGCCCCGGCCGGGATGCCTGACGCGATCAGGGCTCCAACCTTTGTCAGGGCAAAGTCCTCGCAGTCGCCGGACTGACCATCGCCCAGGACGGTCCAGTGCTCCAGCTTGTTGTAGAGGGCAGCATCTGATTGATATGCGTGCGCTGCGTTGACCTCATCATTAATGCGTTGCAGCGTGGTTCGTAGATCATCGGCGTAGTCGACCGTCTTGCATCCGTTGTATGTGCAGGACGGATGTCCAGGATAGGCTTCGCAAAATTCTTGGAACCCATCCGGGCCATTGCTGTTGATTTCATCCGGCAGCAAGGAGGGATCGCCGCCGCCCCCCATGGAGGCTTGGGGCAGATACAAAACACCCAACAGGTCCGTGACCTCGCACCCCAGGGCCGCTGCCAGGGACGCTTCGATACGGTCGCCGTTATGCCAGAGCATGGCGTCCATAACCTCGGAGGTCTCGTCGTTGACGATCAGAACGCCCTGGAGGACGTGGGCGTTGTCTTCGGTTTGGATCTGGGTCCAACCCATGGGACGGGAGGTGGCGGACAGCACATAATCCCCAAACGGAGTTCCAAGGGATTTCGAGATATCCGCCGGGGCGGCGCGCATCGTGCCGGAATACAAGACCGAATTTTCTTCCTTGTAGGAGAATTTATTGATGGTCTTCAGAAAAAAAACCTCGCCCTCGTTCACCCCAAACGGGAATTGCATCGGGAAAACCTGGGGCTCCACTCCGTCTGACGTGCTGTTCCCCCCCTGCACAAGGGGATCAAAAAAATCGAGATATCCCGACGCGACCTCATCCCCATTGACAGAAACAGTTATCTCCATATGCGAATACAGTGGATCCGACCCACCCCCCGTAATATTTCTGTCGACTACGGTGCGAAAATAACCGAGTTGCAATGTGTTTTGGTCCTCGTATATATACGCCGGGAATTTCAATTCACCGCCGTATCCGACATCAAGGCTGACACTCGCGATTGTCTCGGACACCCCAGACCTGTTGATCATATCCCACAAATACCAATTCTGAATTCGTTTATAGGTACATCCCCCCGAATTCGACCCTATCTCCGCAGAGGACAACACTCGTGTACGCCTTCCATCAATGGATACCAAATGTCCTGGGCTATTCTCTAACCTCCAACTTACCATGGCATCGCAATATGTTGTTCCTATCGGCGTCGTTCCCGGGACAAAACGCCCCGGCAATTTGTAGCGTGGAGTGTATGCTGGGATCCACCCCATGCCCACATGCTCGGACGGCAACAACGCGGAATAAGATGAGACAGGTTCCATGATCAGCCCAGGAGGGTACGCACCATACCCCCCTGTTTGGGATGTGCACAATGCAATATTTTCAGGCGTCACAAACAGGACAGGCGAGGACAAGGTGCCTTGAGCGGTGCCGACAACCTCAAGTTCGACTATGTCCAAGATGTATGATGTCACTACGTCGTAAAGGATTCCCGAAGTGTACACGGACCGTTCTTTGTCAAAAAAAAGTACATCCCCCCCTGTATATGAAAACCCTGTGCCACAAAACGGGTTCCCCCCCGCCGATAGAGAGAGATATCCTCCCCCTGTCATGACTCCATAACGCATTTCACGCGTGGATAACTCCGCATCGTGATATTTGTACGCATAATAGTATGGATCAGTATACACCGGGTCAAACCCCGTATACGTCCATTCATCGTCTGCAATCTCGAACGGTACCCCCATAAGGATACTTGTGGATTCCGCGCTATCCGGACGCAACTCCTTCTCATACGTCACCAGGTGGTCGGTGATGCCTGAAAACCCCTGTTTCTCGGCGTCGCCGTGCCGGAGGACCGACAGCCGTCCGTCCGTGAAACCAAACGACGCCATCTTGGCTGTCCCACCGGACTTGTAGAAGAGCAGGAACTGCTTCACGCACGGCCGGGCCTTGCCGTCGGCAAACCCGATGACCCGCAGGTCATCGCCGGTCACGGCCTCGGTTTCAAAGCGGCGGCCGCCGACATGCAGCACCCGCACGATGTCATCCGCATCAAAGGCCGAATGGGCATCGGCCATGAACTCGGGATCGGTCTGGTTGCGGTCGTTGTCGGCCTCGCAGTGGTAGAAGAACCGCACGCCGTTCACCCGACCAAACGCCGCCAGGTACACGTCCGCCGTCACGGGATCGCGATCCCGGTGGATCTCGACAATCATGCCGGTATAGATGCGGGCCCGTTGCAAGGCATCCTGCCCGCGCGTCCCATAATCGACGCTGCCGCCCTGGCCCGGCGTTCCCAGGCGCGGATAGCCGTCCACGGAGACAGGCACGATGCTCGGCTTCGCACCGCCTGTCGTGCCCGCGTCGGCCACCACCCAGGCGAAATCCACGCCTGGACGGATGTTTCGGCATTGGGCCGAATCGATGTGGATGGTCACCCATTCGCCGATGGCGTACCGGCGGTTGTCGGACGGCCGGACCCTGACAATGCCCAGCGAATGGCCGCTCTCGGCCCGGGCCGCCGTCTGGACGTCGTATTCGTAGCCGTCTTCGACCTCGTAGGCGGTCAGCACCCGGCCGCCGGTGAAGCACGGCGAACCGAACACCGCCGAGGCGATGGGATAGGTGACCGGATCGCCGTAGGTGGCCACCACGGCCGTGTAGGTGGCCAGGATGGGCGCATCGGCATCGGGAGGCGAGGACCAGGCCACGTCTTTCATCCAGCGGCCGGATCGGATGTCCAATTCTCCCCCTGTGCCGCCCAGGGAGTCGTAGGCGTCCACGACCCGGTAGCGGCTCTGTCCCGCACACCTGGCGTGCAGCCGCACCGGGCCGGTCACGACCTCGCCAAGGTCATCCAGGGCCGGGGCCAGGGATTCCCCGTCGCCTCGCCCCACCACCCGGCGGCGCTCGACCTGGGTTTCAGACCCGGGCAGGCGGACCTTGGCGTACAGGCAATACAGGTCGCCGGGGTACAGGTCGGCGTTGGAAAGCTGAAAGGAATGCTTCTTGTTGGCCTTGGGCGCGGCCTCGGATCGCGACAACGGCAGGGATTTGGAGGACGGCAGCCCGGGCAGTTCCAGGGCGATAGGGGTATCCATGTAGGAGCAGCAGGCCCCAGGGGTTCCGGACCAGCGGTACAGGCCCCAGGCCCAGAACTCGCAGGCATCGGGCACGGTGAAGGTGATGCTCCATGTGTCGTCGCGGGTGTACTCTCCCGGCCGCTTGGCCAGGGTGCGTTCAAAGGCCAGGGTGGCGTTCGGCCAGCCAAAGGCCGGGACCAGTCCGACCTGATAGAGTTGGGCCACGACCTCCCGGACGGGCTGTTGTCCATGGCGCAGCACGGCCACGTCCACCGTGCGGCGGCCGTCGTCATCCGTGCCCACCTGGACGGGCTCTCCGGAACCGAGCACATCCACCCGGACGCCCGTGGCGTCGATAGCGGCGGTGCCCTCGCGGCACAGATAGGCCGTAATCTCCGTGCTCATAAGGTAAATGTCTCGTTGTGCAATTCATCCACGCCGGTATCGTGGTAGCCTGACGCGGCAATCCCCAGGGTGTGGGCCCCGCTGGCCAACACGCCCACGCTTACCCTCCCGTCGGCAGAGGTCCGTCCCCTGGCCACGCCATCGACGGTCACCCGCGCCCCGGGTACGGGATCGCCGGTGGTGTAATCCACCACCCGGATGACCACGGTTTCGGGATCGTCGGGATCGTCGGGATCGTCGGTCCCGCTGGCATCCCCGAACCCCAGAGCCAGGGTGGCCACGATTTCCTCATTGGTGGCCGGATCGACCGCCGTGGCGCAGACCACCACGTCGGTCTCCGTCAGGCCGGGCAGGCCGCGCGGGACCAGTACGGCCAGGGACTCGTAGACGGTTTCGTAGGTGACCCGGGCCGCGCCGCAGCCCGCCACGCCGCAGGCCACGGTCTCCGGAGCGGACAGCCGCAGGTCGCCCAGGTCGCGGCCGATCCACTGCCAGGAAAAGAGTTGCGAGGCCGGGGCGGACAGACCGGCCGTGTCGGTGTTGGCGAACGCCACGGTCTCGGTGATCTGTTCCCGGCGCAAGCCCTGCCGGGACAGGCTGCCATGGGAGATGGACGGGAGCGGCTCCAAGGTCATGGGATTTTTGTACATCCGGAGATAGGCCGTCTGGTTATGCACCAGGCTCCCCGACGTCTCGCTGTCCAGCACCAGCTTGAGCAGGGGCGCGTCCGCTGCGGCAGCCGCAAACGTCACGGCGATGGTAGTTTTAGCCACGGACAACGACCTCCTTGACGTTTGGTCCGTCCCCCAGGGAGACCACGGCCACGATGCACGGCGCTGTCGCCGAGCGGTCCAGGACCACCCGCGCCCCGACGTTGACGTCCCCATCCGTGGCGTTGACCGCCGTCAGTTCGCGGCTGTCGGAGCGCACCAGGTACCGGCCGTCGGCCAGCCGGGCGGCCACGACCCCGCGCGAGGAGGCCGACGGCGTTGCGAAATACTGGGTCAGACCAGGCATTGCACCATCTCCAGTTCGTTGACGACCCGAGGACCGGACAAAGCCACATCCGCCCGGGTCACCAGCCAGACGCCGGACAGCCCCAGGGCCTCGTTGACCAGGGCGGCCAGCACCCCGGGCCGGGCGGCATCGCGATAGGGGGCGGTGGCGGCGACGGTCTGGCGGTCGTAGCGGGCGTCGTCGAGCCAGGCGGTTCCGGCGGCGACGGCGGCGGCCTCGCCGGTCAGGGCGGGCCGGGACAAGGGATCGGCCTCGACCTGACCCTGGCCCATGACCACGCGCACCGTGACGTCCGGCAGGGACGGCGCGACCGCCACGGTGATGGCCAGGGTGGCCACGTCGTGGCCGCGCACCTCGTAACGCTCGAACGTGGTCTCGTAGGTCACATCGGCCACATGCTCGGCATCGAGCACGGCCCCGTCCTGATCGGCCAGCACCAGCCCCATGCCGTCGGCCGAGACGGCCACGGTCCCGGTGGACGGATCGCCAATAAAGGACACACGGCTGACGTTGCTGGGCGGGGAGGCGCATGAGGCCTGCCCGGCCGCGAAAACGACGGTCTCGGAGACCTCCTCGGTGACGGCCGCCGCCAGGCGCAGAACGGCCGCCCGGGGATCGGTGCAGGACACCGTGGCCCCGGCGGGACGCGCGCCGCCGGGCCAGGTCACCCGCAGATGCAGGGTCTGGCCCCGGCCGGGGGTATCCTCCTCGACGGCCACGGCCAGGGGCGTGGTCACGGTCTCGCTGTAGCCGACCACCTCCACGGCATCGTGGCCGCTTCCGGCGATCCGCTCGACGGCGATGTCCGTCAGATCGTCCCTGTCGTAGGACATCTCCGGCGTGGCGTCGGGCATGTCCACGGGCCGAACCGGCCAGCCGGGCGAGACGATCAGGGACGCGCCGTCGCCGGGCTCCATGACCGCGCCCACGGAGCCCGCCAGTTCCAGCAGGGCAGAAAGCGGCGTGCCGTCATGGGTCCAGTCTGGAGGCAACAACCAGTCCGCAGCCGTCCAGGCCAGGGACAGCCCGGCCAGGGCCGCCAATTCCACGGCCGCCGCCGAGGCCAGCCGGTTGCCCAGGGCATGGATGGATTCGGAGGCGTGCGGCGCGTCAAGCAGGGCCGTCAGGCCCCGGCCCCAGACCGTGAACATGCGTTCGTCGCCGGAGCGTTCCTCCAGGAGAAATCGTATTTCCCGGCCGCCCACGGCCAGGACCAGACGCGCCGTGCCTGGATTCCGGCCAGGGTCGCACAACGGGTACAGGTCGCCATCGCTGGATGTGAAAGAAATCCGGGCGTGCTCGTTCCGGGCGCACTCGGCGCGGATCTCGGTCACGCTGCCCAGGACGTCCCACCCATCGAGAAAGAGAGACGGCGTGCTCATCGGTTCTGCCCCGTGGGATAGATGGCGGATTCATCGGTGACAGGCGAGGCCAGGGCGACCAGACGGCCCGGCCGGGCCGCCTCGTCCCGGTGCTCGACCAGCCCGGCGATGCCGGTGGCCGTTTCGCCGGATACGGTCAGGGCCAGCCCCCGCAGGCCGACACGCTCGGCGGAAATTTGCAGAATCAGCCCGCGCAGGCCCTGGTTGCCAAGCCCCGTGCCCGGAAAGGATTCTCCGGCGTCCTGTACTTGCGGCACGACCCCCCGCATGCCCGGCAGGGAGGGATACGCCTCCACGGCCGGGTACACGCCGGGATGCGCGGAAAGGCCGCTGGGCAGCGGCGCGAGGCATGTCCAGGCCGGGGCCTCCTGGACACCGCACAGGGTCTGGAGACCGTACATGGGCAGACCGACGACGCTGGCCAGGGTGGCGGTGGGGACTATGGCGATCATTCCGGCGGGCATGGGTTCGCTCACTCGAAATGAAATTCGACAGGAATGAAGTTATGCGACACAGCCGGGATGCCCGCTGGAACGACCTGTTTGATCCATACCGGCACGGCAGCCGGGGCGGTCTGGATCACGATGCTGTCGCCGCTGACCCAGCCGCCGCCCCATCCGGCGGATTTCAGGGTGAAATAAGGGGTTCCGGTTGCGGGATTGACCGGGGCGAAGGCCGATGCACGGGCGCCTGAGCCGACCGCCCCGACCGTCGCCCCGGACACGGAGAATGCCGTTTCGGAGGTAAATGTCAGGGTCCAGGTCTCAAATATCGTCCCCGTGTTGTTCAGTTCCGGGGGATACGCGCCCTCGTCGTAGGTTCCAGCCGTGGACGTCTCGACCCAGTCGAGCACAACCGGCGCCACCTCGGCGGCGTAGACGCAGGCGCAGCCGTGGGCGGACGTGCTGTGCGCGTTGGCCACCTGACCGGCCAATTGCACCGTGGCCACCAGCCCGTTGTAGCTGTAGCACAGCTCCCGGTAGGTGCAGGCGACGGACGTGCCGTTGTCCGGCGGGCTGGTCCAGGTGATGGGAGTGGTCCATTCTCCCGTGGCCATGTTGAGCTGGCCGCCGGAGCAGTATCCCGAGCAGGCCCCGGTCTTGCCCACGGCCACCGTGCGGGCCACGCCGCCGCAGGTGGCGGTGACGACCGGCCGTTTGCCGGGCTGGCCGCAGACGCCGTTGGCGTTGTGGGACAGCCGGGTCAGGGTGGGCGTGGCATTGACTCCGTCGCCTGAGCCGATCTGCTCGGCCTCGTGCAGGTTATCGGCCAGATCCAGGGTTTCGACCGTGCCGTAGCGGTGGTTGCACAGGATGACGTCGTTCCCCAGAAAGATGCCCCGGGGCCAGGTGATATCCGGCACGTTGGCGATCTTGCGCCACTTGTAGTCGGTCTCGTCGTATTCCAGCGAGTCGCCGACGTTGACCAGCTCCGGAACCCAGCCGCCGTACAGGTTGTCGGCCAAAATGAGATATCCCCCGTTGGGGAACTCCATGTCGGCGGATTCCATGGTCAGGGAGACGGTGTTCCCCCCGGCCTCGACTTCCTCTGCGACCTGGCCCACGCCGCACCAGACCGTATTGATCTCGTTTTCCTTGTCAGCCTGGCTGCCCAGGCCCAGGGCGTAACCGTCCCCGGCCACGGAGCAGGCCGACAGGAAAATCCGCATGTCATAGGCCGGATCGTTGCTGGCCGCTTCATTGCAAACGAAAAACTTTCTGACCCTGGTCAACCCGGCCAGGCGCTCGGCCTTGGACACCCGGGGCAGCAACGCATGGCGCACGCCATGTACGATGGCCTGACGCCCCAGGCGGCCGCCGTTGAGGGACGCCACGTTGGTTTGCAGCTCCGACTTTCGCAGTAGGATGTCCGTGGATTCGACGGCCATATTTCAAACCTCCATGAGCTTGATGACGATATTACGGTACTTCATGGCGGCCGGGATGCCCGGCCCGGGCCGGACGGCCTCAGCCTCGATGGCCGGGGCGTCCTCGTTGCGAAACCGGACGCGGTAGATCTCGCCGTCCCAGGCCAGGTCGAAAACACCGCCCGGGATGTCGGCCAGTCCACGCAGGGCCAGAAGTGTCGCGCGCGGCAGCCAGGCAGTGTTTGCGCCGCCCGCCAGGTCGATGGGCCTGCCGCCCTGGCGCGGCCGCTCCCAGACGACCGGGCGTCCGGACAGGGTCACGTCCACCTCGGCCTCCAGTCCATACGGCGAAAGCTCTCCCGGCCAGGACAGATCTTCCAGGTCGATGCCCGCCAGGGAGTTCACAGCTTCCTCGTGAGCTTTGCCCGGCGCAGGGCGCTTTCCAGGTTTTCCAGCATGTCGGCGGACATGTATGCGGGCACGTCCGCGCCGCCGATCTCAAGCACCACCCGGCCCAGGTCCGGCATGGTCGCGGCCGTGGCCGATGCTGGAACCAGACCGCCGGTGGCCAAGGACAGGACGGGTCGCGTGGCCTCGCGGATACGTGCCGACGCCAGCCCGCCCAGGGAAAACCCTGGGACGCGCAAGGCCCCGCGCACCTGGTCGCGCAAAGCGCCCAGGCCGCTTCGCGCCGCATCCTGGAGGGCATAGAAAAGATCCGGGCCGAACAGCCGCACGGTGGACTTGTTGACCACGAATTCGCCGTCTTCCAGGATGGCCGGACGCCGGTCGCCGCCGCCGTATCCCGGTAAAAGCCCGGCCACCCGGTGCCAGCCTCCGGCCGCGAACCGCGCGACCTCGCCGATCAGGCCGCCTGCGGCGGCGGCCTCTACACGCTGGACGTAGATGGTGTGGGTGCTTTCCGTGTTCTGCCCGTCCAAGGAGCGTATCTCGGCCAGGACATCCGTCGCATTGTCCTTGACCGTATGCGGCGAGGTGGTCTCGATCTCATTCAAGGCGGCGATGTTGGTTTTGGCCGTCTCGGTGTCGGCGACCACGGTGATGGTCACGTCCTCGGCCGCCGCCTCCAGATCCTGGCGCAGGCCCGCCACCTTTTCCGTGATGCCGGGGTCCAGGGTCAGGGTCACGGTTTGGTCGGCCAAGGCCTTGATGGTGGCCGTGATGTTGCCCATCTCCGCCCGCAGGCTCTCCAGGTTCTGCTTGCTGGCGGCCGCGTCGTCTTCCAGGTCGGAAAGGGATGTGACCTTGACCTTGGAGAGCTGGTCAAAGGAGCGATTGACCGCATCCGTGGCCTGGCTTGCGTCCGAAAGCCTGCCGGACAGCCCGGCCGCCTGCTCGGCGTACATCCGGGCCTGTTCCAGGGCCTGTTCCCGCTCCTTGCCGCTTAAGCCCGTGGCCTTGGCTAGGGATTCCTCGCTGGAGGACAACAACTGGTTGACCCGGGCCAGGTTGTCCCGGTCTTTGGCCGCACCATCCATGCCCCGCTGCCGGATGTCGGCCAGGGCCGATTCCCGGCGCATATCATCCGCCAGGAGGGAGTTTTCCAGGGAATTGATCTTGGCCAAGTGCGTGTCGTAGGCCTTTTCGGCCTCGGCCAGGCGCACCCGCAGGAGTTCCTGGCGCTCGGCCAGGATGGCGCCGTATTCCGTATTGTACTGGCGTTCCAGCGCCCCCAGCCGGGACTGATATTCGGTCTGGGTGATCTCGCCGCGCGAGAAAAATCCGGCCAACTGGTCGGCCAGGGTTTGATAGTGGGCGCGGGCGGCGGCCAGCCGGGAGGAATGGAAGGCCCCATCGGCCGCCAGACGCTTGGCGGCCTCTTCGTCTTCCGTGAGCTTAAGCTTGCCAATGTTTTCGACTTCGGCATTGTGGGCCGTGCGCGCCGCCTCGGCCTTTTTGGAATAGGTGTCCTGGGCCTTTTGGGCCATGCGGTCGTAGGCCTGGGCCCCGGCGGACTCCGCCACCTGGGCCTGCCGCTGGGCCGCCTGCCCGGCATCGTCCAGGACGCCGACAAGCTGGCGGTAGGAATTGAGGACTTCCTCCTTGACCCCGTCGGAAGCGCCCACCCGATCCAGACTTCTGGCGAGGTCATCAACGGACATCCCCGCCTTTTCAGCGCTTTTAAGCAGCTCCAGGTAACCGGCCCGGGTCTTCGACATCTCGTTGCGCTTTTTTTCGCCCGCCTGCACATCGGCGTCGTACACACCAAAAAGCTTGTTCATCCCCAAGAGAACTTCCTGATAAAACGACCTGGCCTCCTCCTGGCCGATGCCGTACATCTCCCGCATGTTTCGGGAATACGTCTCCAGCCAGACCGCCGCGTTCTGATATGCCCGCGCCTGGGCCTCGATATGGGTGACCAGCAGCATGTCCGCTTCCTGTTCGCGCAGCGCGATCAATTCCCGCAGCTTGATCAGGTTTTCATCTTCGGCGGACGCCGCCCGGGCCAGCACCCGGCCGCGTTCGTCCAGGGCCAGATTCGCGGCTGGCAACACCTTCGCCAATTCCATCTCGGCCGCGGCGTGTTCCTCGGACCCTGCGGCCGTCCGCAAAAGCCGCCCTTCAAGATCTTGAAGAGCCGCCACGTTATCCAAAGCGGCCTTGCGGGATTCACCCATCGCCTGGGCTGTTTCCCGTGAGCGGTCTTGAAAAAGTTCCATCGCCGCGTATACAGTCCCCAGGGCGAGAGCTAACGCGGCAAGAACCGGATTGGCGAGGGAGAAGGCCGCCAAGGCCTTGCCCAGGCCGAGCAGCGCCGTGGTCGCGGCGGTGATCCGGGAAACGGCTAGAGCCACAAGCAGCGCCGCCCAGACATCGGAAAATTCTGTCACGAATCCGGCGACGACGGATATGGTGTCGGCAACACCGACCAATAATGACGAGATGGTTTGCGCCCAGGCCTGAAGCTCGCCGGTTTCGGCCATTTCCTCCAGGGCGGTCTGCACATCGCGGGCCTTCTGTTTGAGGTAGTCAAGAAAACCGGCGTCGCCGATCTGGCGCGCAAAGTCCTTCCAGATCGATCCCAGGGTTTCCATTAATCCCGACCATTGTTGCTGCATCTTCGAGGCCTGGCCGCCGAAACGTTCCGCCATGCCCTCAATGATCGCCGGGATGGCCGTAAACGCGTCGATGCCTTCCAGGCCGATTTGCCGCATTTGCTCCTGGGTGAGCTGCAATTTCTCCCGCAGGATGTCGTAAATCGGGATGCCCGCTTCGGCGAACTGGCGGACCTCCTCGCCCATGAGCCGCCCCTTGGTGGCGGCCTGCCCCAAGGCCAGGGTGATGCGGTTGAAAATATCGACGCTGCCGCCAAGCGCCCCGGTGGTGTCCACCAGCGTGGTCATGGTTTCTAGTGTCGGGTCCAGGCCCATCGCCTTCAGGCGGATGTACGCCTGGATGGCCTCTTCGGTGGACAGCGGCATCTTCTTGGCCCAGTCGTTTAATTCCTTAAACGTCTCGGCCCCGCGTCCCTTGGTGATGGTGTCCAGGGCATTTGTCAGGCCCTCAAAGCGATCCGTGGTATTGACCACACCCACCACGAAGTTTCTCAGCTCCGTGATGAACGAACGCGCCGCATTAACCCCGGCGTTGACCGCTTCGGTCCACAGCCCCACGGACAGCCCGAGCCTGGACACCGAGCCGGACGCCTCCGCCGTGGCCGTATCCAGTCCCCCCACGCCCTTGGTGGCCGCGGCGGCCTCGCCGCCAAGGGAGCGCACGGCCTCCCCGACGGCCTTGACCGTCTGGGAGGCCGCGTCCTTGGCCTGGATGAGGATGGAAAGAAGGAAGTCGTTCGCCACGTCGTCAGCCCTCGAAGCTTTGCAGGATGCGCTCAAAATCGTCCTGTCCGGCCAGGGCCAGACGCGCGGCCAGGGCCGCCTGGGCGAACGCGGCCCAGTCAGCCGAATCGGCCTCGGCTAGGGCGAGGGTGAACTCGGTCCAGGTGTATCCCCGGACGCCGGAATGCCCGGCCCGGAGAAGGCGGCAGCAGGCCCGCCAGAGGCGGCCCCAATCTTCCGCCGCACCCCGTCCAGGAAGATCGCCGTCGCCTTGTCCAAGATCCCCGTTTTCCGGAGCAGGGCCAAAAAAGCGGCGTTCACCTCCTGGAAGGCCTCCCAGAGCGTACCCAGGTCGGACGGGGCCAGCCGCTTGAGGTCGTCGAGCGACAGTCCGGTGAGCACCTGGCCGGAGGTCAGGAGTTCGGACAGGGCCGCCAGGGGGTCCGTGCCCTGGCCGCCGTCCCTGGCGCGCTCGAGCAGATCCAGGATCGTGCCGATCCGAAGCTCGTGCAGGGTCACCTCGCGCACGGCCTGGGGCTCGGCGTCCGTGGGGACAGGGAGCGTGATGGTCTTGGTCTTGGCCATGTTAGAAGCTCCTCAAGAGCGCGGGTTCGTCATGGCCGGGCATGACCTGGATCTGGCCCTCAAAGGTGGGGCTCAGAAACGTTTTGCCCATCAGATCCAGTTCGGTGGTGGGGCTGAAGGACGCACCCCAGATGTCCAGGATGCAGGCCGCGCCGTTGGTGTGGTTCTTGCCGTTTAACCGCAGAGCCCCCTTGATCTGGGCCTCGGTGCCGATGGTGATGGCATAGCCCTCGGTCGCGCCGTGGCGGTAGGTGATCGTAAGCGAACCGGTGACCTTGGCCGTCTCCAGCCATTTCACCGCGCCGCCCTTCAGGTCGACCTCGTAGTCCGTGCCCAGGACCAGGGCGTCACCCGCGGCCGGGGCGATGGCCAGCCCGGCCGCCAGGACGTTGACGTGGGGCAGCAGGGTCACCGTGCCCGGCGTGGGCGTCACGACGAGGGTCTGATCTGCCGTGGCCGCCTCCTGTTCGAAATCCACGTCTTTGCCGAAGACGGCCAATGCCAACACCTTTCTCGGCACGTCGTTGCCCGTCATCTTGAACTTGGTGGGTCTTTTCTGAGTGATGCTTTCCAGCTCTTCGCCATAGGACTCGGGATAGTTGGACTCCCGGGTCTCGGTTTCGCTCTGCGGCGTCAGCGTCAGCGACGTGCAGTTGCCGAACTGGTGATAGACGCCGGTCGGTTTGCCGTCGGCGTCGAAGATGTCGAGCAATAGGTGCCCGGACCCTTTGAATGATTCCTTGATGGGGGAAATGGCCATATCCTTGCCTCCTAGTACGGGCTGACCCGTTGTTCGATTTCAAACGTGGCCGCGTACACGGCCAGGCCGCTGTCCTGAAAAACCACCTCCCGGCGGGTCAGTTCGGCCGGGGTGAGCCCCGGGGCGACGATCTCGCCCCACAGCGCTTTTTTGACGCCGTCCAGGAGCCCGTAGCCGCCCTCCTTGGCCTCGGCTTTGGACCGCAACGACTTGGCCGCAACCAGCGCCGTCCAGGTCATGCGTTCGAGGCGGCCGCCGCCGCCCTCGTCCGGCAGAAGCCGCGACCCGACGTAGGTCACAAGCACTCCCGGCAACCGGGGCAGGGCGGCCTTCAGATCCTCGACGCTGGACAGCTCCCCCTCATATCCCTTCAGGGTCGCCACCCCGTGGGATTCCGTCAGAGGCATAAGCGTGGCCAGGATGCCCGCCTCGACCGCAGTCAGGTCCAGCCCCATATCCATGTCAGTCCTCCAGGTACGCCGTCAGGATGGCCTCGATCTCCGGCCAGTCCTCGCCCCGCACGCCCAGAAACGGCCGGGCCGGGATCACGGACCCGGGATGGTTGACCGAGCGCCGGAAGATCGTCCGGCCGCCGATGGTGAAGGCCAGGGTCTTGCCGTTTCTCGCCCTGATGACCCGGGGCTGGGTGCGGCCGCCGAATTGATGCACGGCGGCGTACGGAAGGTTGGTGCCGATCACCACAAAATCTTCCCCGCCTTGGTGGGTGATGCTTGACCGCAGGAGGCCGGTATCCACCAGGGTCTGCCCGTTTTGCTCCACCGCCCGGCGGCTTTTCTTCCAGGCCGCTCCGTCCGGGCCAGCCCCGCGCTTGAAGTTGTCGCGCACGGACTCCGACACGAGGAGCCCGATGGCATCCATGGGACCGCTCAAGTCCGCCAGCTTCCGTGCGAGCTGGGAAAGCAGCGCGTCCACCGGGGACGTATCCACGTCGATGCGCCAGTCAGACATGGGGGCACCTTGGCCGACACAAAATTGTGTCGGCGAAATGCCCGGCGCGGCACGCAAAGCCGGGACGCCCCGGCCGCCCCAATTTTGGGGAGACGGCATATCCGGCGCGCCAATCAGACACGGGGGAACCTCCGCCAGGTCCGGTCCCCGAACCGCAGGCGCTCCGGAGCGGACACCAGGACGCCGCCCGGGTCCGGGACGGTCTCCACGTCCGGCCCCGTGGCCAGGGCCACGGCTCCGGACGCGATGCGCGAGAGGTTGCGCAGGGCGTCCTCGTAGTCCCGGACCACGGCCTTGGGCGTCTCCATGTGGCTGCGCCGGGCGTGGAGGCGATACCGGGCGATGCGGCTGGACAGATGCCGGATGAGCGGCGGAACATAGGCCAGGGGCACGGCTGCGACCTGCCCGGCGTAGGCGTCGATTTCCCGATCCGCCTCGCTGATGACGGCGGCCAGGACGGCCACGACCTCGTCATCCTCGATGTCGTCGATCTGGCCGTCGTCAACGGCCAGTTCCAGAATGTCCCGGCTGGGCATGATGGCGGCCAGATCGGCCGGATCGGAATAGGAAGCCATGCGTCACCCCCCCACATGGATGGTCCCGGCGCGGCTGCCGCGCCGGGACCGCGTGATCAGGACAGGACCGTGGCCCGGCAGATGCCCTTCACGTTGGGCACCGGGAACGGCTTGGACATCCCGACCAGCCTGTAGCTGCTCGGGTCGCTCTTCTTGATCGGCTTGACGAAAAACGGCAGGGGCTGGAGATTGGCGTCCAGATCGTCCAGGGCGCAGTAGGGCAGCTTGTGTCCGGCATCCAGGGCGACCATCACCACGTCGTCGTCGGCCACCACCGGCGTCATCGCCCCGGTCTGCGGGTTGCGGTTGCGTTCGCTGCGCCGCTCCACCAGGTAGCCGCCCACGTCGATGCCCTTTTCAGTGATCTCCACCCGCATCTTGGCCGTGGTGACCGAGGCCTCGGCAATGGCGAACAGGGCGTTATAGGCGGCCTTTCCGGCCCAGGTCACGATCTGGCCGCCGAAACCGTTGTCCTGGATGGACTCCTGCATGGCCGTCAAAAGCTCGAACACGGCTTTGAGCTTGACGCCCCCGGCGTCCCACAGGGTGCCCGGAATCGCGGACAAGGGGTCGCCGTATTCGATTTTGTAGACCTCCCAGCCGCCCTTTTCGAGCTGCACGGGCCACTCCACCGTCCCGGTCAGGGCCAGGGCGCACAGGGCCTCGGTGGTCAGGCGGCAGACCCGGCGCAGCAGATCCGTCTTTTCCCGGGCCCAGGCCTCCAGGCCGTCGCCCCGCAGCATTTGCAGGTTGAGCAGGTCCGCCCCGGTCACGGACTTGTGGGCGCTCACGGGCAGAGGCTCGTAGAAGGCGATGTTGCCGGACTCGGACACGGCCGAGATGGACGGCGCGCCGCGCCGTACCACCGGCAGGGGGTTGGCCACCACGGACACGTCATCCACGCCCAGCATGGGCAGCGGGTGCTGTGGGCGGGTGGCGAAAATCGTATCCATGACCGGCGTCTTCAAAACAGGCAGCGCCATCAGATAGCGAACGATGGCCTCTTTGGTGAACAGGCCGCGAATATCGAGCATGGGGATTCCTCCGTTTACACAGGCCAGATGCCGTGATCTTCCATGCGCCCGAGCAGGGCGGCCGAGGGCGCGGCCGGGGCCGACACGCCCACCTTGAGCACATCCTTGCGAACCGAGCCGTGTACGATGACCAGACCGGCCCCGGACAGGGCCGTGTCCACGGCCTCATCCAGGACGCCCGAGAACTGCCGGTCGTAGGCGGCCTCGACGGGCGCGGCGTTGGCGGGAGCGGCGTGAAATTCCACGGCCACTGCGCCCGTGGCGTAATTGATCGTTCCGGAACCTCCGGCGTCGCCGGTCAGACGGCCCAGGCCGTCGTCGGCGAAATCCTCCACGCCGTCGGACACCGCGACGCTGCCCGGCTGCACGGGATGCTTGGCCAACGTGGCCGAAAAGGTCTTGTCCGTGCCGTCCCCGGCGCCGATGGCCTCGGCGGCCACCGCTTCGTAGGGCACGGCCGCCCCTGCCTGATCCCTGGACAGGATCAGGCCCACTGGCAGCTCCCCCAGCCCGGACGCCAGCTTGCGGGACACGATCACCGGATCATGTCCGCCCCCCCGGGCCCGTTCATCATCATAGGAAAACGACCCGATTTTCGAGTGCATGGTCATGGCTGTCTCCTTAGACGTGCTTGGCCAGATCGGCCGGAACCGCGCCGCCGGATGCGCCGCTTCCGGCCGGGGCGGCGAATTCCTGGCACAGGCCGTTTTCGGGCCGGGCCTCCAGCTCGCGCCAGTAGGCCTCTTCCTTGGCCACCTTCACGGTCTGGCCATCCGAAGACGCGAATTCCAGGTCGCCCGTCGAGGCGGCCAGCGCCTCGGCGAAGGCCAGGGTCTTGGCCTTCTCGCCGGGCAGGGCCCGGCCAGCCTTGACCAGCTCGGCGAACCGCTTTTCGCGTCCGCGTCCGGCCTCTTCGATCCGGTAGTCGGCAAAGGCCTTTTCCGCCGCGGCCGAGGCGTCCTTTGCCGCCTTGCTCTGGCCCTCAAGCTCGGCCACCTGGGCCTTGAGCTTGGCGTTTTCGGCTTCGAGCTCGCGGACGCGGGCCCGGGCCTGTTCCAGTTCGTTCATGTCTCCTCCGCTGGAAAATTCGATGGTGAGGCCGTCGCCCGCCGAGAATTTGACCGGCGAAAGCCCCTTGATGGCCGGGGGCGTCGCCCCCAGCAGCCCCACATGCACCAGCCTGCCCTTGTCCGGAGTGAGTTTGACCGAGACGTTGCGGTAACGGCCCGCGTCGACCAGAGCCTTGACCGCCTCCGGCACATCTCGGAACGCGGCCACAAGCCGGTCCCCTTCGCGGCGCAGTCCCGACACCCAGCCATATGCCGGGGCGTCGACAGTCGGATGCCCGAACACCAGCGGCGCGCCGTCGGGATCGTCGGCCGCAAACCCGGCCACAATCCGGTCCAGGTCGGCTTCGGTCAGGTTTACGGATTGGCCGGACATGGCGATCCAGGTTCCGGCCCGGGCGATCTCGTTCCAGGGTGTCAGGTTCATGGCCGCGACCCTATCCAGGGACGATGGTACGGCGTGAGTCGGGGGTGCGTGGCCGTGCGTGCAAAATGCGGCGCTGTAAGGCCCGGGAGGGGGTGGGGCGAACCGAACCACGCCCCGAGTCCCCGGCATAGGTCTAGACCGGGTTTAGACCTAGGTCTAAATAGGTCTAGAAAACCGCGCACCGATCCGCATGGAGGGCAAGGTGGACGAGGGAGAGAGGAAGCCCCCACGGGGGCAGTCTTGACCGGAGGGGAAAGCGGGACTACCTGATATCCATCATGACGGCGTGTCCGAGTCCCGGCGGGGGGATCGGTAGGCGCGTCGCCAGCCGGGGAGCCCGCACCTCCCCGGTGTTTTTTTATGGTTCCCGGTAAACGAGCGTCCCCACACGCTGACCATCCAGGTAGCGCCAGAGCGTGGCCATCGCCGCCCCGGCCTTGGGCACGAACGCCGTGGCTGCGGTCCAGAGCCGCGACCGCGTCAGATTGAACACAGCAAATCCTGCCATTTCCGTATCCGCCACGTCGAAGCGCCGGATCAGGCGCAAGGTTGCCGTGGGCTTGCCGGACAGTTCCACGGGGACCGACCATATCTCATAGGGAGACTGGATCGTTCGGGCCAAGAGCTTGACGTAGGGCGCGCGTCCGGACTTCTCGACCTTCCATTCCCCTGTGCGCTTGTCCACAAAGAACCCCTTGCTGACGACCACGGGGAGGCCGACCCCGGGCAATGCGATCACCTTGCTCTCATCCAGGCCCTTCAGGCCGAACTCGGCCAGAAACGCCTTGACGTAGGCATCGGGGGCCAGGCCCCGGGCCAGGACGTCCCCGGCGGCCACGGGCAGGATGTGCCGCCGGTCCAGGCTGGCCAGGGGCGGGGCGCACGGATCGTCCCCGGCTGCGAAGGCCGTGCCGCCTCCCCGGCAGATGCGCTTCGCCAGGTCGGAGATGGGCACGTCCCGGATTGGCCCGTCAAGCGGCTCGGGCGACAGGCCGGACAGCCAGTCCTTACCTGTGTTCCCTCCAAATCCCGGTTTCGGGGTGAGACTGACCAGCCCCTGATCGGTCTCCACCTCGCGCGGGATGTCAGTATTAACCTTGAGGCTTCGGGCTTTGACCTGTCTTTCGGTCAACGCCCTTACACTGCATCGGCACAAGTGATCGTTAGGAGGATACCAGACATCCCAGAACTCATGATCTATTGGGTACACGAGGCCATCTAGCGCCCGATGCTCAAGCCGAGTCCGCGAATCATCGACTGCATCATACATTAGATACCCGAAAAAGCGCTTGTTACGCTGAAATTGAGACCAGCGACCAGCTTGATACGCGGAGGCCAGATTATTGCGAAAGATCGTATTCAAGTGATGTGACCGCAAGGGCTGCCAGCCGTTTTTCTCAAATTGGCTGATAAGGCCGGACTTCCAGTCGCCCAGGGTCTGCCCCGACTCCAGGGCGGCCAGAAGCGAGTCCCGCACGGCGGCCACCATGTCCGCCCGGGCCAGACCGGAGACGAAAAAGGCCCTGGATCGGGACGCCTCATCCATGGCCTGCCACTGGGTCTTGGTGACCGGAACCTTGCCGCGCAGAACGGTCACGGCCTCCTTGGGCGGCACCGGCGCGAGCACCATCCAGCCGGGATCAGCCATCGCCGCCCCCGGCCGCCTGCCCGGCCTCGTCGCGGGCGGACCCTACGCCGACGAGTTGGGCCGCCGTCATGGCCGCGTCCAGCACGGCCTCGAATTCCGACGCGTCCAGGTCGCCCAGGGACTCGGATAAAAGCAGCAACAGATCATCCGCCGTTTCAGCTTTCCGCACCAGGTCCATGATGGACTTGGCCATATCGGCGGCCGCAGCCTCGGCCAGGGGCAGCGCCCCGGCCACCAGGTTCTCCACGGCCTGTTGTGCGGGCGTGTACTGGCGCCGTCCACCTTCCTCGCCCTCGGCGAAGGCCTGCCCCTGGTCATCTTCTCCTATGGCCTCTTCGGGAACGGCCGCCGCCGTGTCCGTGGCCACGGTGAATTCGTCCGGCGACAGGCCGTAGCCCTCGAAATACTTGGCCGTGAACCGCGCCCCGAGCCCGAACAAATCCTTGCCCAGGGACGCCTTTTCCCGGAGGTCTTCGGGCTCGACGAACGCAAAGACCGGCGTCAAGACGCCCGGGGCGTTGACCTGGCCGTAAACCCAGGCCAGATCGGTCATGGCCGTGCATAAAAGGGCCTCGTCGCAGGCCGCGAAATCCTCCAACACCTGATGATGCACCGTGCCCAGGGCCTGGGTGCCCCGGTCGCCCACGTCCTGGGTCAGCGTCTGGCCCTGGATGACCTGGGCGATGGCGGAATTGAAAAGCTCCACGATGCCGGTATGCAGCGACCCGGCCCGGCCCGCCATCTCATGCACCGTAACCTTTGACCCGCCCGAGACCACGGCCACGGCGTCGCGCACCATGCTGGCCAGGGCGGACAGCATCTCCTGCCGCTCGGGCAGAAGCGCGCCAGGGCGGGCCTCGCCCACCACCCATGGCTGCCCGAACTTCTCCGCGAACCGCATAAGAAATTCCACCCCGCCCTGCTTGAAGGCCACCGGCCACAGGCAGCGTGAAAGGATGCGCAGACCGTAGGGATTTTCGTAGGTCGGGAAGTGTTGGGGCAAAACGAACTTGAAGGGATGCACCGGCCGTCCTTCGGCCATGTCTTCCCCCCGAAAGCACAGCCGGTTTTTGGCGTCGAAGATAAACCACTTCCTTGGCTTGCCCTCCACCCGGTCGATGCGGTAGACGCCGCCGTCCAGCCGCCAGATGATCTCGACCGGCGTGTAACCGAAGTACGGCGCGTCCAGGATTTCGGAGAACAGGTTACGCAGATTCACGCGCTCCAGATCCTTGGTGATGGCCCTGGCCAGGGCCACGGCCTCGGGCGTCGCGTCCTGGTCTTCCTCGTGTCCCGGCTCGAAACGGTAGTTGGACTTGTTGAGGGTCTTAATCTTGCGGCCCTGGATGGACGAAAACACCTTGTCGTCGGCCGTCAGGGCCTCCAGGACCGTGGCGTCGTCGCCGCGCTGTCGCAGCACGGGGTCAGGGTCCGGCAGGATGCCCAGCCACGACGCCGCCGAGCGCACCGCCACCTCGCCCAGCATGTCCGCCGGGATGATCCGGTCCAGGTCCATATAATCGGAATCAGACAGCCACAGTCCCGGCATTACCGTCCCCCATAGCCACGAAAGAGCGTGTTCACCCGGTAGGGCGAGGCCGTGATGACCTCGAAGGAATCGCATTCGATGGTCTTGGCCGCGAACACGGCCAGGGCGGCGGCCACGCCCGCGTCGCCGTGGCGTTTTTCATCTTTGGCCCCGGTGCGGGCCTCGGGGATCTTGGCCACGCCCTTGACGACCTTGAAGGCGCGCAGGTCATCCAAAATGAGTGCATCCTTCGGGGCAAGGATCGTCTTGTCCTCGAAGGCGGCCTTGAGCTTGGGCATGTGCTCCCGGTACCAGGTCTCGGACAGCATCACTTCCTGAATAAGGTCCGGGCCGTAGTTTTGCCGGGCGACCTCGGCCAGGTACTGGCCGTTGCCGCGCGCATCGAGCGCGCCCCCGGAGAAACGCGGCAGCCGGTCGCACAGGTAGAAAAGCGCCTGCTCCTGTTGCCGAAACGGGCAATTTCGCAGTTCCAGGACAACCGGCGTGACCAGCTCAAGCGAGGTCATCTCCAAAAGCGGCCAATCCACGGACAAGTCGCCCGTGCGGCCGAAGTCCTCGCCCAGGTACGACCGGACGTCCTTGGGCAGGTTGGCCAGGATCGGCCCCAGCTCGGCGTCCAGCCAGTCCCGCATCTCGCGGTGTCGCCGGTCCTCGGGCCAGTCCACGAAATCCGCAGCCGGAGGGGTCCACCGCAGCACCGGGATGGCCTGGGACATGCAGCTTTCGATCATGGCCCGGGTCAAGTACGTGCCCGATCCCTGGGAGGGGATGCAGAAAAGCTCTTCGTCCGCGCCGTCGCCGTACAGGTCGATCAGGCCCTGACGCCAGGATGCCTCGGCCTCGGGAGACCACAAAAGCCCACGCACCTGGCAGATGCGGCGGTACAGGCCCTCGCCCAGGGCATCGTCCAGCGTGACCCGATGCAGGCTGTACGGATACTTTCCGGCCCGGATGTCCAGGATATAGGTGTTGAAGGGGTTCGTTTCGCCATTGTGCGTGGAGATGACCTCCACGGACCCGCCCCACATGGTCAGGGCGATGGCCGCCTTCAAGAGTTCTTCCAGATCCTCGCAAAAGGCCGCTTCGTCGATGACAATGCGGCCTTTCTTGGACCGCAGGTTCTTGGGCTTGCTTGACAAGGCCGTTACCGCATGCCCGGAGGCGAAGCGTACCCGGTAGGCCAGGATGTCCTTTTCATCCTCCAGGACGACCTCCTCGAATTCCCCGGCTGCGATGTTCAGGCGCTTGGCCCACCCGGCCGTGTCCTTGACGTAGGTCTCGGTCATCTCCTTGTTGTAGGAGATGTAATAGGTGTTCATGCCGCCGTCCGCTTCGCGCAAGCCCGCCAGCATGGAGGATTCCGACGCGTCGCCGTAGGACAGGCCGACACGGCGCGACTTCACGCAGAACTTGACCGGGGATTTGTCCTGGTTCCAGCGGACCTGATACAGCAAAAGCGGCGCGTTGCTCATTCCTGGCCCCCGAGAATGGCCCGAATCCGATCCGCCGTGGCAGCGGTCAGGCCGCGATCCTTCCTGGCCTCGTCCGTCTCCGGAACGGCCTGGGCGCGCATGTCTTTCAGCAGATCGAGCACCGTCTTGATTTCCTTCAGCGCCGTCAGCGTCACCTTGTCCGGGCTGGCCAGGAGGGCGGAAAGCCGTATCCCGACCGCCTCTTCCAGGGCGGCCACGGCGTCGGCTTCGCTCGTGATCTCGCGCAAGGGGGGACTGGCGGGCGGCGTGGACTCGGCGCGCTTGTCCGCCAGCTCCATGGCCTTGAGCGCCACCTCTTCCATCTTGGCCACGGCAAAGGCGTCCATGGCTTGGAGGGAGCCCAGGCAGTTGTTGATGAGCTTGGCGCGAAGCCGGATGGTGTCCGTGCGAATGGCGGACAGGGCCTGGCGTATCTCCTCGCGCTTGGCCTGCCAGCCGTACCGCTCGGCCCAGCGTTTGACCGTGGACACGGCCACGCCCGCCCGGACGGCCGTGTCGTCAAAGGTCAGGCCGTCCACGCAGTACAGTTCTTCGGCCCGGCCGACGACCTCCATGGGATGTTCGCGGCCCACGGATCAACCTCCGAGGATGCGGTCGATCTCGGCGATCTGGGCCAACTGGCCCCGCAATTCGCCGTGGGCGGCGGCCAGATCCACGGCCTGGGAGGCGATCAGTTCCCCGGGCAGGTGCTCCGGCGAGACGGTGGGGTCCAGGGCGTCACGCAGGGACCGCACCAGGCCGCGCACCCGCAGACGCTGCGCCTCGGCCGCAAGCTCCAGCTCCCGACGACGGCCCTTGAATTTCAGCATTTCAGACACGTTTGCCTCCGGCTACAACGGACCTTTCAGGGGGGAATCGCCCTTGGCCAGACGGGTGGCCGGGCAGAACTGGTTGGTGCAGACCGCGTCCGTGAGTTTCTGCATGACCTGGGTGTTGAGCACCACGGTATCCTGCAAGGAATCCGCGATCTTCTCGTAGCTCTCGACCAGCTTCACGTTGTCTCGGTAGAAGGCCGCCACGGCCTTGAGGTCGTCGCCATAGGCCTTGAGCACCTTGTGCATGTCCTCGCGGTACTGCGACAGGGCCTCCTGGCGCTTACGCTCGTTCTCGGTGCGCTTGCGCTCGTTGAGCCACCAGAAGCAGATGACCAGGCACACCAGCCCGAACGGCGTCAGGCCGAACCCCAGAACCAGATACAAGACCACCGTGGCGTCCACGCTGGCCAAGGCCTTGATGATCACTGCAATCGTGGCCTGATCCATTACCGGTCTCCCTCCTTGGAATATGGGGCCAGCCGCCAGGGCCGGGGCAGCAGAAAGCGCAGGCCTCCGGGCGAGAGCACCGTGAACTGGGGCGGGATCACCCCCGCCTCGACCAGGATGTAGGTTCCCGCCTGGGAGCAGACCGGCCGCCGCATGGTCATGCGCACCGTGCGCCAAGCCAGGGCCAAAAGCGTCCGGAATCCATATCCAAGGCGGGCGCTTATGAGATTCAGAGCCAACTGTTTTGCCGCCTCGGCCTGATCCGGCGTCAGGTCCAGGGGGTGGATAAGGATCTCGCCGTCGTAGGCATGGAAGCGCCGTGAGGCCCGGGACAGGACGAAGCCGTCGATCATGGCCTCGGCCAGGAACAGGCTGCCGTACAAACGCAGCCCGATGCTGGTATGCGACCCGCCCGGGGCGAAATGCCGGATGGCCCGGGACAACGGCGAGTCACCGATCCAGGTGACCACGAACACGTCAAGCGTCGGCCGCAGGGCGGCGTAGGTGATGTCCCCGAGCGTTTCGGGATACGGCGGCTGCTTACTCATCCTTGACCCACACCTGCCCGCTGTCCGTCAGGGCCTGGGCGATGATGTACACGGCCGCCACTCCGGCGATCAGGCCCTGGGTCAGAGGCGACAGATTGAGTCCCGCCAGGTTGTCCACCACAAGCGTGGTCACGGCGCCCACCATGGTCCACAGCTTGCGGGACCGCAGCCGTCCGGACGTGGTTCTGGCCAGGATCGCGGTCAGCACGTCTCCCCGGGATTCCAGACCGGGTCCGGCCTCGGGCACGGGATGGGGCGATGCCGCCATGCGAGGGGCGGGCGGCTGGGCCGGTTCGGCGGCCTGGGCCCGGGTTGTCTGCTCGGGCGTGGGCTGGTCGGCCGGAGGCTGTTCCGCGAGCCCGGTAGGGCCGGACGTGGCCGGGGCCAGGGCCTGGACCAGGGCGCTCAGGGCCGCCGCCACCTGCGGCGGCACGGCCGTCGGCGGGATTTGGTTTTGGGGCTGTTCAGGCATGGCGCTTCTCCTATTCCGGCCAGACGTTGCCCGGGATCAGGGCCAGGATCTTGTCCGGGTACGGGCTGGCGAGATTGTCCTTGTTGCCCGGGCCGCCGTTATAGGCCCGCATGACCGTGGGCCAGCCGCCCTCGGCCAGGTGTTTGTCCGCCAACCGCCGCAGATAGCGGCAGCCCCATTCCAGGCCGACAACGGGGGTGCAAAGCTCCGGAAACCAGCCACGAAATCCGTTGCAGCGGGCCGTCTCGCCCATGACCTGCATGAGCCCCCACGAGGTGGCCCGGCCGATGCGCTCGGTTTCATGAGAGCAATGCTCCGGGCAGTAGTTCATCTCCCTGCCCTTGATGTATTTGTCATAAAATGTTGGCTCAAACCGGATGGCATGCGTGATGCCCCCGACCGACTCGTGCAGCACCATGGCCCGCACGATGTCCTCAGGGAGCTGGTAGCTGGCGGCCATCGTCACGATCAGTTCGTCCTGGTTCGGGGCAGACGGCGCGGGGAGTTCCGCCGGGGTAACGACAGGGAGCGGCCGCCGAGCCTCCAAAGCCTGGTTCAACATCGCCACAAGTTCTTCAAAGGTGATGGACATATTCCCTCCTACCGCTTGGCCAGGATGGCGTTGCCGTAAAAATTGACGGCCCAGAAACAGGCGTCCACCATGTCCTGGCGACAGAGGTACACCGTCGAGAGCGCCAGACTGACCAATGCAAACGACAGATGCATGTTCCGCATGGCTTGGCCGACTTCCGACGCCGCAATTTTGCGGAGTCCCCCCATGTGTCCGCGCTGCATGGGCCTAGCTCCCGGCCACCGCGCCGACGCCGTACGTGAGGAGCCGCAGGGCGGCCTGGCCCACAAGTGGCCGCATGGTCTGCCACACGGTGTCGGCCGCGCCGGTTCGTCCGGCCGCGAGCTGCTCGCGGATGGTGGCCAGTCCCATGCGCAGTTCGGCCAGATAGCCGCCCACGGCCGCGTCAATGGCGTCGGCCTTTTCCGGCGCAATGGCCTTGGCCACGGCCACGTCGGCCGAAAGCCTGGCCAGGGAGGCATCGAGCCATTCCAGTCCGGCCTGGGCCTGTTCGGCGCTCAGGCCGCCGGAGGCGGGGTCGGAGGACGTGGGCAGAACGGCGCAGGATGAAAGGGTCAGGATAACGGCCAGGAGGCAGGCGGAAAAGATCAACGGGAGTTTCTTCATGGCGGCCTCGCACGGTTGCGGTTGCCCCGGGATGTCCCCACCGGGGCGGCCGTGGGGCATGTTTCACGGCCGCCCGAGGCAGGGACGCTAGCCAGTGGGGGCGCACGGCATGGCCGCACAAGTAGTACGGGCGGGGGCGAGGCAGTGAGCGGGGGGTGCGTGGGCGTGCGCGGAGTTTCAGGCAAAACCGGCCCGCCTTTTGCGGAGGCGGGCCGGTCTGGCGGGCGGTTTAACTCACGGAACGTCGGCCGATTTTTGGCCCTTCCGGCTTGGGCAGGCCGCGAAGGCGCTGCCGCTTCAGGTTGTGGGCGGCCTGGGCCGTGGCCTCCTCGATAAGCGAGGCCAAGAGCGACAGCCCCTGCACGCCCCGGGGCGAGAACACCAGCCCCTGGTCCATGGAAAGCCCCATGGTGGCCTCGCGCAGAAACGCGGCCAGGGAGCCGACCCGCTCCACGATCTCGCCGGGCGCATCGTCCGGGGTGGCCAGGACGCTTAATGTCACGCGCATGGCTAACGCCCTCTCTCGGACTGGCGCGCTGCGCCCCGGCGGGGCGGCTCCTGAACCAGACCCATCCTGCGGGCCGCGCCGATGTCCCGGCGCACGGCGCTGTCCGACCGCTCCACCAGCTTGCCGATCTCCACGCTGGAAAGCCCCAGGCCCTTGTAGCGGACCACCTTTCGCAACATGGCCGCCCGTTCCGGGGTCACGGCCAAGGCCGCCCGCGCCCCCTCGGCCAGGGCCTCGGTGCGGGCGTTTTCCAGCGCCGCGCGCTCCAAGGCGTTGAAGGCGTTGATGTACTTGAGCTTCCATTCCATGGCCCGCTGGCTGGACCAGCCCATGACCAGGAGCGTGAAGGCGTCGCGGGTGAGGAGGTAGGCGCGGTCCTTCCTCATCCCGCCGGACGCGGGAACAACGACCTCGGCCTCTGTGGGCTCAAAGTTGAGCCGACAAAATGATTCCGGTAGCTTACGGGTCAAATCGTCGATGTCCCGCAGCACGTTCTTGTGTTTCAGCCCGAAATGCTGGGCCAGTTCCACGGATCGGACGGCTGGGCGCTCTCCGGGCAGGAATTCCACGGTCACCGGGACGGAAGGGGTTTGGGGTTGGGACATGATGCGCCTCCATAGGGTTGGGATTTAGAAATAAAAAAGGCGACATGACGCTCCCCAGCCCTATGAGCTGCCGGGGCCTCGCGGACACCCGGACGTCATGCCGCCGATTCGTGCCGCCCCAAAAATGGGGCCGCTAAGGCGACCAAAACAAAAAGCCCGCTCTTTCGCGCCGGATGGGAACCGGAGCAGAGGCGGCAGGACGCCTCATAGGGTTGGGACTTTCCGGTTATGATGCTGGGCGGCGAAAGTCAAGCTTTCCAGTCCCAATGTGTTGACGAATATCTTTCCGTCTCTTAACCTGTGCACAGAGTTGGCATTATTTACAAACCTGACCGAGCATGCAGCCATGAGTGAACCACACGATACACCCTCCTCCCAAGGCGACGAAATACGATGTCCGAACTGCGGCGTCTCCTTTCGGCTTGACGACCTGAAAAGACAGTTGGCTCAAGGGAAATTCGCCTGTCCCGTCTGCGGCAGCGGCTTCACGCAACCAAAAACCGCCAACCGGAAGATTCTACTGGCGGCAGCAGGGCTTGTGCTTCTGATCATTGCATTGGCGATCATTAAAAATACCTCTTTTTACGTCGTGCAGAAGCCGCCTGTCGCTCCATCCACTCCAGTGATTCCCGTTCCGATTCCTGTCGCACAACCTGAAAAAGCACAACCAAAACGTCATATTGATGCTGTGCCACCTGTCGTTATCCCCAAAAAACCACTAGACATTGCCATCGTCCCGGTGGCGAAAGGGATTTGGCTTAACAGGTTCAACGAATACAAGCCAAAATCCCCAGAGTACTCTTTCTCTGTGAAAAATACAGGAGCTGTCCCTCTTGATAGAGTTGTCGTAATCTGCAAAATGACGTCAGTTCAACATAATACCATTTTGTGTGACCACTATATTTCTGTTGACAAGCTAAAACCAGGTGAAACATCTACCATTCATCGGGTTACAATTTCGGGGCGTGACCTTTTTACATTACTCGGGAACAAGCCAATCGACTTCGATATCAGAGTTGAAGTTGGCGTTCGTAGTGATGGTGAATTTATAGTATACCGAACCGACTATTACGAATCCTCAATGTTTCAGTAAGTCCCTGTTGCGTTGTCGCCCTCCCGCCTTTCAGCCTCCTGCCGCACGCTGGCCGACGTGATCCGCGTGGGCGGGTCGGGATGCCGCGTCAACCGCCCCTCTTCCAGCAGGTTATAGACGCTACGGGTGCTCACGTTCAGGACGAATTCGGCTTCCGGCACGGTCAAAAACAACTTCTTGTCCAGAAGCTCCCGGGCGCTCACCGCAGGCAGTTCCGCGAAGCACAACCGCTTGGCCCGGCCGGAAACGGGCAATGTCAATTCAAACCCCATCGCGTCGGCCACCACGCAGCCCCGGGAGCAACCCAGGCAAATTTTTTTCGCCTCGCGCGTGAACCATTTGGCCCGCTTGGGCCGCAGGCACTTCAGGCGCTCGTACACCGACCCATCCACCACGCCGTGGTACGGCACGTATCCCGTGGCCAACAGCCGTGTCACATCCTCAATCGCACTCATAGCACCCCCCTCGGCCGCGTGGCCGGTCACAACACCTCGCAATCCTCCAAAAGCGCGTAGCCACGCCCGTCGTAGCCCATGACCGGCAGCCAGAACCGGCCGTCTATGGCCTGGATCGGCGGCGCCAGGACGGCGGCGATCTGCGTGGCCGTGACCACGTCGCCCTCGTAGCGAAGCGGCGCGCGTACCCGCCTGATCCCGCGTCCGGCCGCTTCCCAGGCCTTTCCGGGTCCGGCCTGCGCAGGCGCATCCCCGAAAAGCAGCCCGGCCAACAAGGCGGCCACCCCCTCCGGGTTCAAAAACTCATGGTGCCCGCCCCCGGCCGGGACATGCCACCGGCCGTCGATGCGCACCCGCCACAACCCCGCCTCGGTCCCGGTCCATTCCTCGGCCGGAAACAGCTCGACCCGCGAGGACTTGCCCTGAATCTTGAGCAAAACGGCATGTGATTTCCGGCGTTTTTCACTCATGGTTCGGGCAACCCCAAAGCCCGAGCACGGCATCGGCCTGCCGTTCCCACAGCACCCGGCAGAACCGGCAACGCCGTCGGTCCACGGCCCGGCATTTGGCGCAGGCCTCGCGCCCCAGAGCCTCGACAAGTTGCGCCCGCGTCACGGCCGGGCCACCCGCCCCGGCCGGGCCAGCCTCCAGGGCCGCTTTGACGCGCGCCGTCTGCCGGGCCGTGTCGCCGGGATAGGTGCCGCGCAATAGCTGCACGACAACGCTTTTGGTGACCCGGCAGGCCTTGCAGAAGGCGTAGACGGTTTTGTGCCGCTCCAGGATGGCCGCCCGCAGGGCGCGCCGTTCGTCTTCGGGAAGTGGCGGCACGGGTCACGCTGGCTCCGGGTCGATGCCTGCCCGCTTGCAGCGGGACCACAAGTCCTTGGCCAGGGTGGCCAGGGCGGCCGGGTCGGACAGCCACACGAATTTTTCCACGCCGAATTGTTTGGACACCCGGGCGTCGAGACGTTTGGGCTCGTAGCCGAGCAGGCACCACAAGGTGACGACGTAGCGCTTTTGCCGGGCCAACGGCCCGGCCGGGATGTCCAGGCGCTCGTAGCCGTTTGCCGGATCGCCCTTGCGCCAGGCGTGCAGCCGCTTGGGCAAAAGAGGCACCTCCACGGCCACATGCTCGGGCAGCTTGGCGGCCAGGGCGTCGAGCGAAAGGTTGCGTTCGCCCAGGGAGAGCTTTGACCAGGAGGCGCGGCGGCGCGTGATCCGCTCGAAAAGATCCAGGACCGCTTCCTTGTCCTGCTCATAGGAGAGTCCGGCGGCCGGGAGCAGCGTGCCGAAGAGGATGCACGTCTGCATGTTGTAGATGGCCGCGCAGCTCACAAAATTCGCCCGTGCGACCGGAGCTTCCTTACGTAGCGCCTGCTCAGACATGGCTTTTCTCCTTGGTCCGCAGCCGTCGGCACGCGGCGCAGTTGTCAGGATGACCGTCGTTGTCATCGAGGCCGTGGGGGGCAGCCATCCACTTCCCGCACAGCGACAGTCCGCCCCGGAAATAATGCGCCTTGCGGGAGTTCAGGATTTGTCCCCAGCCTTCCTTGGGCGTCGGCTTATCCACGGTCTTCCTCCTCGTGCTGCCCGCACCCCGGCAAAAGTGGCCTCACCGCAATGATGTCACCCGGAACCAGGCACACTTCCTGGTCGCTCAGGCTGCCGTCGGCGCATATCCTGCGGCCGACGCCGCCACCGCGCGAATACTTGACCATCAGCACGATGCGGCCCTTGTGTCGCTTGGACGTGACGTAGGCAGGCATTTCAGATCGCCACCCTGTAGACCGACAGTTCCGCTTCAAGTTCCGCCACCAACGCCCGCAGTTCCCGGTTTTCGCGCTCAAGCTCGACGTCCCTGTCGTCATCCGGCGCGGCAGGGACGGGGATCGAGACCGGGCCGCTTCTTAGCTCTGGGCTCCACGGCTGGGGCTCGGTCTCGCCCCCTGTCGCTGCCGGAGGCTGGGCCTCCACGGGCGCAGCAGCCGCCTCGTTCTCGCGGGCGCCGAAGGCCATTTCGACCAACTCGTATGGGTAGTATGCTTCCTGGACGTGGTGGCCATTATTGTACAACCGGTACTTTCTGCCGTGTTTGGTCATGATGTACCCGCCTACTCGGCGGAGGATACCGGAGTCGCTTACTTCATGATCCGGGAATCCCGGGATGGTGCGCCATTCCATGGCTACAACTCCGCATGCTCGCGATCAGCGAGGCTGGCCAGCAACGTGCGATAGTCCGTGAACCAACGTGACACCATGCGGCGCATGAGCCCGGCGCTTTCGCCCTTGGCCCACAGCCCCAGGATCGGCACGCCGCAGGCATACGCCGCGCCGACCTCGGCCCAGGCGTCGGTGCCCGACGGTCCCAGGTAGATGACCACGTCGGAGCGGCAGGCCCCGTCCAGATCATAGCGAAAGCGCCGCTCGCCATCGGGCGACATGATCCAGTCTTCTCTGTCGAGCGCCGCGACGACATTGTTCCCCTCAGTTCGCCGGGCCTCGGCGATAAAGGACACGACGTCGTGGCCATCGTCTGTAAGCCTTTCGGCCAGCATCTCGACGGCGTGCTGATGTTTCCAGGATGCGGCGATGTAGATGCGCATGGTGATTCCTCTGGCTGCTCATCAGGCCGGACGCGCCACCGTCCGACGACCGCCCCGCAGGGCGGTTTCGCTAAAGCCTTCCGTCTGGTAAATCGAAGACGTACTTTGCTTTTGTTCTCCAGACACGACCACATCTCCTACAACTCACACTGCTGTAATCGCTTCGCGTTGCATGGTATCCAGAGAATGCAGAGCAATGGTATCTTCTCTTAAAAACAAACCACGCACGTTCATTCAATGGTTTCTTTCGTTCCTCGCATGTGCATGAGAACCCGCCCATTCGACACCTCCTCCTACTGCTCCCGGCGCAGGCTTTGTTCGACGCGCCGTGAGAAATCCAGCACAGCGGCCACTTTCGCACTATCATCCTGTGCCAAGGCAAGGTTTGGAACGAGCATAATCACGCCATCCCATGCATGCACCGCAAGATCACGGACGGCACGCTGGAGTTGACACGCATCGCCACTAGCTATTGGGAGCGCACCGTCCGGGCACGTCTCGTTGATGCGAACCACTCCGTTGGTGAAGCAATATGCGACGGCCATGTGTCTCTCCTCGGCTGCTCATCAGGCCGGGACCGCCACGTCCCGACGACCGCCCCGCAGGGCGGTTTCGCATTATTTCTCTTCATTTGCTTCGAATGCTTCAATGGCTTTGAGTACTCGCGCCGGAAGCACCTTGCAGTACTCCTCCGGAAACCCGAGCCATGCTTTCAAGTGGGCACCGACAGCGGCGGCAAGAGCAGCATCACGCAAGGTTTTTCCATACGTTGTGCAGTGCTTGAGTTGATGCTTGTCGTCATACGCGATGATAATGACCTGTTCCTTGTCATAGTCCTCGGCTATCCGCTTTGCTGCCTCAATTGGCACCGGCACATACTCGGCCATATTTCATCCCCCTCGGCTGCTCATCAGGCCGGGACCGCCACGTCCCGACGACCGCCCCGCAGGGCGGTTTCGCATCACTCCAGATTTCCCTCCCGCTTCAAGGCGGCGAGTGTGCGATCCGCAGATTCCTCGCCGCCGCTGTATTCGGCAAAGTCACCCCAATGCTCTTCGAGAGTGGCCACAACCGCCGCATAATCGATGTCATCCATAGCAGGTCTCCTATTCCACCCCGGCCATGATCCGCCGGGCCGTGGTTTGCAGACACACCACGGACACGCCGCAGGCCGCAGCGTCATGGATGGCCCGGGACAGTTCCTCCGCCCGCTTCTTCCAGGCCAGGGCCTGGGCCTCGGCCGCCCGCAGCACCCGCATGGGCACATGCCGTTCGACCACCTCGACCGTGCCGCCTTCCGCCTGCCCGCTCATGCCGCAGCCTCCTTGATTTCCTCGGCCGAAAGCTCGTAGTAGAAGACGTCCTTTTTCGCGCGCCTTGCCCCCACGAGTTCCAGGCGCTCGTCAGGCCACTTCACCATTTCGTCCCGGTTCAGCTCTTCTTTGATGCGGACGGCACCGGCAAACGGATCGTCGGGCTCTCCGGTAATCAACGTCTTGATCCGCTCCAGGATGCCCGCGAGAGTCCCCTTGCCCTTGGCCTTTATCTCCGTGGAACGCCGGAAGCCGATGGTCCCGAAATTGAGCTGTCTGCTTCGCGCCTTCTCGAACAATTCATCCTTTTTCGATCCCGCGAAGGTGACCAAGGCCGCTTCAATGGCCTTTTTATCCCCCAGCTTGGCCGCCAGCCGCTCCTTGGCCAACGCCTTCATCTTGTCGATGGTCTCGTTGAGCTTGCCTTCCTCGGCCTCTACGGCCCGCTGGATCTCCGCCAGCCGGGCCAACGCCTTGTCCGCCGCGTCCAGGTCCGCGATCAAAAAGGCCGGATTCGGTTTCGTGCGCATGTCTGTCTCCTTATTTTGCGGGCGTTGCGGCCGGAATCGGCTTCTTTTCCATGGCCACCGCCCGTTCGATCTCTTCCACGGCATCCGCCGCGTCGGTCAGTTCGGCCTGGCACACCTTGAGATAGGCCCACACGCCCTCGTTCACCTTGTCCGCCAGGACGCCCAGGCTGTTCCGCACGTTTCTGATCTTGTCCCCAAGCATCGCAGTCCCTCCGTAATTTCCCGTTTCGTTTCCCTGGCCTCGCGCCGCATAAGCCGCCCGGCGGTCACGGCCCGCAGTCCCATCCGTGCCCGCACTCGCCGCGCCTCACGCTCCACACACCTGACGGCCCTGGTCATGGTCTGCCTCCAGACGGTGCGGACAGGTCCGACAGGCCCGGAAAAGCCGCACATAGGTGGGGTTTATGGGGGTGTACGGCCGTTCCTGGTGCTCCCGGCACATGGCCGCGTCGATGTCGCCCAGCACCGGGCAGGCCACGGCCGTGGCCATGAGGATCTCACGCACCCGGCGTTCCATGCGCGCCATGTCGCCGTAGGCATTGGCCAACACCCGGCACACCGCCGCAGGCGACACCCCGAGCCGCTTGGCCACGGCCCGGCCCGTGGAGGCGTCGCAGGCCGCCGCCAGGGCCTCGATCCAGTCCGGCGCGAAGCCGTGGGCCTCGCGGGCCTTGGCCAGGGCGCTCACGACGCCTCCTCGGCCGGGGCCGATTCGGCCATGATCTCGCCGGTATTGGCGTCCACCAGCCGCCGGATGCGCTGGATAAGCGGCGCGCGCGCCCCGGTGCGCATGGCCTCGATGGCCACATACCGTCCGGCCCCGGCCTGCCGCAGGTAACGGCCGCGCGTCAGCCAAACGCAGTAGTAAACGGCCTCGGCCACAGCCACCGGGGCCTCGGGCAACGAGGCCGTGATCGCCAGATCGCGGGGCGAGAATTCTTTCAGGATGCCCATGGCCCGCCACATGCGCTGCCGTCCGGACGGCGGCAGGACGCGGCCGTCCTTGGCCACGCGCGGGGCGTCCACGCCCATGTCCCGGGCCAGCCGGTACAGTTTGCGCGTCCGGCCGCGCGGCCCCATGACCATCTCGCCGGAGTCGGCCACGATCCCGGCCAGGACCAGGGCCTTGACGTAGTCCGTGGCCGCCGGTTCCGTAGCCTTGGCCGCCCGGGACACGTCCACGAGGGTGAAGCTGCCGAGCTGGCGCATGGCGGTCCACATGGCGTCACGCTTCGAGATGGCCATGGTCACGACCTCCGGCGCGGGGCCTCGCCCGTATAGAGCGGACGGCCGCCCCAGGCCGCCCGGTCCATCACGTCCACGCCGTCGAGCTGCCCCTGCTCCTGGATGCGCTCCAGGTTCACGCAGATGCGCCGGATGGACCCCCTGGCCGCGGCCACCAGATCGGCCAGCAGGTCATCCGCCACCCGCACCCGGTCGCAGTACATGTCCCGCAAGGCCCGGGCGTCATCCAGGTCCGCCGGTTGCGCCGCCACCCAATCCAGGATGCGGCCGTGGAAGCGTTCCCAGGCCGCCAGTTTCCCCGGAAGCTGCTCCTCGCCGATGAGCAGGATGGCCGCCCGCGACGCCTCGTACAGGTCTCGCACCAGCTCCACGGCGTTGCGGTCCACCACATGGTCCATCTCGTCGATGATCAATGGTCGTCCGGAGCGGGCAAGCTGCTCGGCCGCCTGATCCACCATGGCGCTGATGGTCCGCGCGGGCTGGATGGTGCGGCCCCGGCGGATGTCCATGCTGGTAAGGATCGACTCCAGCATGGCCTTTTTGGTCCAGGAAGACCGCGCCTCCACGTAGTAGGCGTCGGTGCGGGTGGCCACGTAGGCCGCCGAGGTGGATTTGCCGTAGCCGGACGGCCCATACAGGACTACCAGCCCCGGCAGATGCCCCGGCCGCTTGGCCGCCTTGTCCAGCGCGCCCAGGCACAAGGCCACGTTTTGCAGGGGGGCCACCCCGCCGGGCAGTGGGGTGGTGTTGACAAGCGTCTCGGATGTTGACACGCTACGACCTCCTTGATTTTGGTCTTTCAGAGCGCCCACCGCTGCAACGGTGGGCGTTCGTCGTTTACTGCGCCCCGGCCGCCTGCCCCGGGACCATCTCCCGCAGCATGGCCTGGGCGGAAAATTCCGATGTCTTGCGGTAGCTCTCCCACCACTTGCGGTCCTTTTGCGGCACGGCCGCGCCCGCCTGGATGGCCGCGTCAAGCTCACGCCACCGCGCGTACCGCTGGCGCGGCGATTCCGGCAGTTGATGCACCGTGGCCGCCTGCCGCATATCTTCGGCCAGCGCCGCCCGGGCCGTCCGTTCGGCATCAGTGGCGGGTCTGGGCGCGGGCGCGTCCGTGGCCCGGGCCGCCTGCCCGGCCTCGCGCAGCATGGGGGTTTCGTGGGGGAGCGTGGGGGGCGGCAGGACGGACAGCTTGCCCGCCTTGGCCGCCGCGTCGTGCAGGATTTCCCGGGCAATGTCCTTGGTGGAGTGCTTTTTACTGGCGGCCCGCCGTTCCGCCGTCTTCTCGGCAATCGCCGCCTTCTGGGCCGCCTTGGCCGCCGCCGCGACTTCCTGGCGGGAGATGCCCGCCGTGGCGGGGTCCACCGCCCGGCACACGAATTCCATCTCGCCCGAGGCCGCCTCGGCGAACACGTACACGGCCCCCACGTCGGATTCGTCCAGCAGCACCCGCACCCGCTGCCCGATGATCGGCCCCAGGGCGGCATGGATGTGCCAGCGCCCGTCGATCTTGAGACCCTTTTTGCGCACCGTGCGCCAGGAATCCCCGTCCGCCGGGGCGGAGAGCAGCACGTCCAGGGCGCGTTCGTCCGGCCGGGAAACCGGCAGCCGCCAGTCCGCCACCACCTTCAAGGGAGACTTGCCGCCCAGCCCCTCGTGGGGGTCGCGGGCATAGATGTCTTCCGCCCAACGGTCGCAAATGGCCTGGAAATCCTCCGGGCTCATGTTTACGGCAACGGATTCGCCAGATGTTCCAAGGCGTTGCGCGAACGACTTCCGGGCCTCGATGTCCTTGCGTCCGGCCACGTCGTGGCCGATGTACCCGTCCAGGAGTTCGACCAGGTCATGGGAAAAAGTCTTGAAACTGCGCTCGATGTGCGGCTTGGCCTCGGGGGTGAACGGCGGGGCGATGCGTTGCGTGATCCCCAGGCCCAGCAGGGCGTCCGTGATGTGCCGGGACACGTAGTCCGAGCCGTTGTCCGTGACCAGTTCCTCCGGCACTCCCCAGGCCAGGATGGCCTTGCGCAGGCAGGCTGCCACGGCCGTGGAGCTGGAACTGCGCGAGATGTGGTAAACCACCCGGCGCGAGTAAACGTCGATGATGGCCACCACGTTGTGCCGCTTCCCGTCGGACAACATCACGTCGCCCTTGGTGGAGTCGATCTCCCACCGCTGATTGAGCCGCACAACGTCCGCCGAGGCCGATCCGAACGCGCACTGGTACGTGGAGCGCCACTTGTCTGGGTTGGAAATTTTAAGAAATGCCGAGCTATTGGCGCGCTTCCAGGTTTCCACAAACCGTTGCAGGGCGCGCAGGCTGGGAGCCTCGGCCTCGCCGAACCGGGAGATCAACCCGCGCCGGATGTGCTTGGATGAGGCGTGGGGATGGTCCGTGAGCATGGCGGTGATGAACTCGGCCACCTCCGGCCGCGCCGCCAGCCCCGAGCCGCGCCGGTGTCCGTAGTTGCCCGCAAGCCGGGCCAGCCCGCCGGTGGTGAGCGCCGTTTCCCAATTGCGGAGCGTCCCCGGGGAGACGCGGGGCACGTCCTCGCGCACGTCCAGGTCCACCGCGATCTGCCCCCGGCTGTACTGCGCCGCGAACACCGCCCGGGCCGTGGACGGGGCCAGTCCCGACGAGGCCAAAAACTGCTGATAGGCCGCCAGGATGGCCGCCTTGGCCGACGCCCGGCCCTTGGCCGTGTCGTTTAAGCACACATACCGGGCCAGCCCGGACTGCCGCGCCGCCGTGGCCGCCCGCGCGGCCAGGTTCTCGTCCAGGGAGAGCCGCAAGGCCTCCATTCGCCCGGCCGTGGCCGCCTCCGACGCGGCCACCCCGGCCAGCGCCACCCGCACGTCCGAGGGCAGGCTGTCCAGGCGGTACAGGCGCTTTTTCCCGCCACGGCCAGGGGATGGAATTTCCTCGTACTGCCAGGATTCCTTTTTCGCCCTGGTCTCCGCAGCCTGCCGCGATATTTGCAGCGCCTGCGCGATGTTTTTTGCCGTGACCTGGTCCATATGTGCCGCTCGTTCCCTTGAAAGTTTCCCGTGCCCCCTGCTAGGAGGGGACTTGGCTATCGGAGTTGCTCAACCCCTGACCGCACAGGAGGCACGGAAATATGCTTTCAGCAGAATTCGTCAGAGATACTTTGTATAATTTCACTATGTATGCTTTTAGCGACTTCAACGCCGATACAAAGAGAACACCTTTTAAGCAAAAAGCGTGGAATTCAGTCTTGGAAATGCTTGAAACAGAATCATTCATAACCGCAGAAGAAGCCACCATGCTTCCAAAGAAAAAAAAGAAAGCGTTACATGACATCATAATTGCATACATTACTTTTCTTTCTCTTCCTGATTGGCCGCCATTTCCGCAGGATTTTCTTGACGGTTCTTCCGAAAGGAAACTAAATACTCCAATTCTTCGGTATATGAGGACGCATTCTGACCAGATTTTAGACTATTACAGACAAGCTCACGGATATTAGGAAGGCAAGGGAACTGTTGTCGTGCGGCCGCCCGGAAAGCATCCTCGTGCATCACGCCGCCTCCTTCCTTTTTCCCAGGTACTCGACCGGACACCCGATCTGCTCCAGGTAGTTGCGCACCACATTCGCCCGTCTCGTCCCGGCCAGACAATGCGACACATAACTTCTGTCCACACCAGCGGCATGGGCCACGTCGATCATCGTGATCCCGCGCAGCACCAGCCACGCCTTGATCTTACGCCCCTGTATGGCCGCCATTGATCCTCTCCAAAAGTTCGCGCTTTTTGCGGCCGCGCCGCCGTTCCTCGACCGCCAAACGCCCATACTCGTAGATCGCCGCACCCTCGGGCGTGAGCCCCAGCCACCCGGCGGGCAGCGCCGCCTGGAGGATGCCCGCGTCGCCCAGGATGAGCCCCAGGGCCGCTAGATAATCCAGCGGGATGCGCCGCTCGGCCGCTTTGGACTCGGCCGTCCAATTGTTGATGTGATGGATGCTGATGGCGTCGCCCGTCAGGCGGGAGAGTTCATTGGCGACGTATTCACGGGTAAGGCCGGAGCGGTCCAGGGCGGCCCGGAAAGCCTCCTGGACGGCGTCCCTGCGGCGCAGGCTCCCGGCCGGAAGCCCGGCCGTGGGAAGGCTGGTCAACGGCAGGGTCAATTGCACCATGCCCGCGTCCAGTTTTCGCACACATTTTGCCATTGCCCGCCCCAGTAAACCGGGTTAAAAACCGGTGAAGTCGTCACACCTGTGACACGCCAAGGGCAGGATTAACGTCTTTGACGTTTACAGTCAACGTGTTTGGCGCTTGCAAATTCAAAATTGATGCTATTTTGATAAAAAACGTACAAAATACCGGAATAGTTGGATTAAAAATGCCTACTGAAAACGTCAAAAAAGTTGCAAATTCGGTTGCAAACACCCCGGATGAAAATGCAACCGATTTTGTCGGCGTTTACGGCCGCCTGAAAGATGCAACCGGTGCCAAGACTGACACGGATCTGGCGCACGCCCTCGGTCTGCGGCAATCCAGTGTTTCAAGTGCGAAGAGCAAAAAAGAGTTACCTCCCGCCTGGATATTTGAAATCGCAAAGCGGTTTAATGTTTCGAGTGATTGGATTCTCTTCGGAAGTGGAGAGATGAATCGTGATAGTGATGTGACAAGTTTACAAAACCTTGGATCAGAAACACGCACATCACATAAAGAACCACTAGATGAACCAGGATTTACGTTAATCCCAAAAGTAAAAGCTAGGCTCAATGCAGGAACAGGAAGCCTGGAAACCAGCGCGGAAACCATTGGCCATTATGCGTTCAAGACACAATTCCTCAAACGGAAAGGAAACTCCACGAGAATGGTCCTAATGGACATCCACGGCGACAGCATGGAACCTGTACTCGAAGATCAAGACACCGTGTTGATCGACGAAAGCCAAAACGAAATACTATCCGGCTGCATGTTCGCTGTCGGCGTCGATAACGAGGTCTTTGTCAAATACGTGGATCGTGAGCCAGGAATGCTGATTCTGCGCAGCCGTAACGAACGTTACAAGCCCATCGAAGTTCCCATGAGCGGCGACTTGGCCGACACCGTCCGCATCATCGGCCGCGTGGTCTGGTCCTGCCGGGAGTACGGCGGCTAA